TGACGTTGGATATGCTGACTTCAGGGAAGCAAACAGGATATTCTTTATTTTTTGGGAGGCTTGCAAGGCTGACCCGAGATGCTTTGGTATGATATACCTGAAGATTCGTCGTTCAGGATTCTCATTCATGTCAGCATCTGAGTGTGTGAATATGGCAACGTTGGCTCGAGATTCACGTGTAGGCATTCTATCCAAAACGGGTGCGGATGCAAAAAAGATGTTCACGGATAAGGTAGTACCAATCAGTTCAAACCTTCCATTCTTTTTCAGACCGATTCAGGACGGTATGGATAAGCCAAAGACAGAGTTGGCATATCGTGTACCTGCATCGAAGATTACGAAGAAGAATATGTTCGATGCCGACAATCAAATGATTGATGGTCTTGATACCACGATAGATTGGAAGAATACAGAAGACAACTCCTATGACGGTGAGAAGTTGTTGTTGCTTGCACACGACGAGAGTGGCAAATGGATAAAACCAAACAACATCCTGAACAATTGGCGTGTTACAAAGACCTGTCTTAGGTTGGGGTCAAAGATAATTGGCAAGTGTTTGATGGGTTCAACATCCAATGCATTGTCCAAGGGTGGGTCGAACTTCAAGAGTTTATACGAGGACTCAGATGCAACTAAAAGGAATGCCAACGGTCAAACAAAGAGCGGTATGTACTCCTTGTTCATTCCCATGGAGTGGAACATGGAAGGATTCATCGACCAATATGGTATGCCTGTCCTGCGTAAGCCAAGCAAGCCATTGAAGGGTGTTGATGGTGGGAAGATTACGAATGGTGCTATAGATTATTGGGAGGCTGAGGTTGACTCTTTGAAGGGTGACCCTGATGCTCTGAACGAATACTACAGGCAGTTCCCAAGGACAGAGAGCCATGCATTCAGGGACGAAAGCAAATCGTCTTTGTTCAATCTCACCAAGATATATCAGCAGATAGACTACAATGATTCGAGGATTGAGAAACACATTGTCACAAGGGGTTCATTCAGTTGGAAAGATGGGATAAAGGATACATCCGTAATATTCAATCCTGACCAACGTGGTAGGTTCCTTGTATCATGGACCCCCAACAAAAACTTGCAGAACAGGTTTGTCGAGAGGAATGGCATAAAATATCCTGCAAATGAGCACATGGGTGCGTTCGGATGCGACTCATATGACATATCGGGTGTTGTTGTAGGTCGTGGCTCTAATGGTGCCCTCCATGGTCTTACAGGATTCCATATGGATGAAGGTCCTGTGAACCAATTTTTCCTCGAGTATATAGCAAGACCGCAGACTGCTGAAATATTTTTTGAAGAAGTATTGATGGCTTGCGTATTTTACGGTATGCCGATTCTAATCGAAAATAATAAACCGAGGTTATTGTACCACTTCAAGAATAGAGGATATAGGGGTTTCTGTATGAACAGACCCGATAAACACTATTCAAAATTGTCTAAAACAGAGTTGGAACTTGGTGGTATACCCAACACTTCGGAGGATGTCAAGCAAGCACACGCTGCTGCGATTGAATCGTATATTGAAAAACATATTGGGTTCGATTTAGAGGGAAGATATAGGAATTCTGATGTTATTGGGACGATGCCATTCACGAGAACACTTGAAGATTGGGCAAAATTTGATATTTCTAACAGAACATTCCATGATGCCACAATCAGTTCAGGTCTTGCAATCATGGCAACACAAAAACATCTGTATCAACCTGAAAGAACACAATCAAAAAAAATAAGCATTAACTTTGCTACATACAATAACTCGGGCAAGACAAGCCAAATGAATAGATGAAAGATGTTAAGATTAACATATCATCCACTGCATTTCCAAGTCAGTTTGTAACAGACAAAGAAAAAGAGTCAGAGCAGTTTGGACTTCAGGTTGGACAAGCCATTCAATACGAATGGTTCAGGAAAGATGGGAACCAATGTAGGTTTTATAGTCAATGGAGGGATTTCCATAGACTTAGACTTTATGCACGTGGAGAGCAATCTGTTCAAAAATATAAAAACGAGTTAGCCATTGATGGTGATTTGTCATACATGAACTTGGATTGGACACCTGTTCCAATTATACCCAAGTTTGTTGACATTGTAGTGAATGGAATGGGCGACAGACTTTTCAAAGTAAAGGCTTACGCTCAGGATGCTATGTCCCAAGCAAAAAGGACAAAGTATCAGGACATGATTGAGGGGCAGATGGTTGCCAAGGACTTTCTTGAAAACCTTCAGAAAAAAACAGGCGTCGACCCATTTGTAATGGACCCCGAGCAACTTCCTGCGGATGATGAAGAGTTGTCATTGTATATGCAACTCAACTACAAACCCGCAATTGAGATTGCAGAGGAGGAAGCCATCAATACTATTCTTGAAGAGAATAACTACCAATATGTCAGGAAGCGTTGTGATTACGACCTGACGGTGTTGGGCATTGGTGTTGCAAAGCATGAGTTCCTGCCCGGTGCGGGTGTTGAGATTCAATATGTAGACCCTGCAAATGTGGTTTACAGTTATACTGAAGACCCATACTTCAGGGATTGTTTCTATTGGGGTGAAATCAAGACGGTTCCGATTACCGAATTGATGAAGATAGACCAATCGTTGACACGTGAGGACTTGGAGGAAATCTCAAAGTACAGCCAAAGTTGGTACGACTACTACAACGTGGCTCAGTTCTATGAGAATAGCATCTTCTACAGGGATACTTGCACGTTGTTGTACTTCAACTACAAGACAACCAAGAAGATTGTATACAAAAAGAAATTGCTCGAGAGTGGTGGAAGCAGGATGATTGAGAAGGATGATACCTTCAATCCACCATTGGAAATGATGGACGAGGGCAAGTTCGAAAAAATTGAGAAGACAATCGATGTTTGGTATGAAGGTATCATGGTAATGGGTACCAACATCCTGTTGAAGTGGCAGATGGCTGAGAACATGGTTCGTCCAAAATCTGCATCTCAACACGCAATCCCGAACTATGTGGCTTGTGCTCCTCGTATGTACAAGGGAGTCATTGAGTCATTGGTACGCAGGATGATTCCGTTTGCCGACTTGATTCAGATTACACACCTGAAACTGCAACAAGTGATTGCACGTGTCGTGCCTGATGGTGTGTTCATCGATGCAGATGGTCTGAATGAGGTTGACTTGGGTACAGGCAACGCATACAACCCCGAGGATGCGTTGAGGTTGTACTTCCAAACGGGTAGTGTCATCGGTAGGTCTTTCACTCAGGAAGGAGACTTCAATAATGCAAGAGTTCCAATCCAAGAGTTGTCTTCAAACTCAGGAGCGGCAAAAGCACAAATGTTGATATACAACTACAACCACTACCTTGATATGATTCGTTCAGTAACGGGTCTCAACGAGGCACGTGATGGTTCCGACCCTGACCCGAACGCATTGGTTGGTGTTCAGAAGTTGGCAGCATTGAACTCAAATACAGCAACGAGACACATCCTCGAAGGTGGTCTGTACATATACAAGACAATCAGCGAGGCTATGACATACAGGATTGCAGATATTCTTGAGTATGCAGATTTCAAGGATGACTTTGCAAACAAAATCGGCAAATATAATGTCAGCATCCTGAATGAAATCAAGGATTTGTACGTGTACGACTTTGGTATTTTCATTGAAGTGTCTCCCGACGAAGAGCAGAAGCAGCAGTTGGAGGCTAACATCTCGATTGCACTTCAGAAGGGTGATATCAATCTTGAGGATGCAATTGATATTCGTGAGATTAAGAATATCAAACTTGCCAATCAACTTCTCAAGATGAAGCGCACCAAGAAGGCTGAGCGTGAAGAGAAGATGCAAATGCAGCAGCAAGCGATGCAAGCACAGCAGCAATTGAAGTCTCAGGAGATGTCGTCTCAACTTGCTATTCAAAAATTGCAAATGGAGACTCAGAAAGCCATGCAAATCAAACAGGCTGAGGTTGCATTCGAAATCGAAAAGATGAAGAATGAGGCTGTCCTGAAAAAGGATTTGATGGCTGAAGAATTCAAGTACACGATGCAGATTGCTGAGATGAATGCAAATAATTTGTCACAAAGGGAGAAGGAAAGGGAAGTGGCAAAGGGTAAGAGAATCAGTCAGCAGAACACTCAACAAAGCAATCTGATAAACCAACGTAAGTTGAATTTGCCACCGTTGAACTTCGAATCGAATGAAGATTCATTGGATGGTTTCGACATGGCTGAATTTTCACCACGATGATGTTAATGATTTTTTTGTATAACTTTGAATAAAATATAATCCAATGGAAATTACAGTACGTGAAGTATCCAATACACCTGAAAAGAGTGTAGCGGAAAGAGAGCAGGAATTACTCAACGCGCATGAGCAGACTTTGTCTGAGCCTCAGAACGACACACCCGTCGTTGCTGAACAGACTTCTTCTGCCCCTGAATTCAAAGAGGAAGAAATCTTGTCTTATATCAGTCAAAGGTATAACAAGACAATCAATTCTTTCGATGAGTTGGTTTCTGAGCGTCAGCAGTCAGAGCAACTGCCTGAAGATGTATCAGCGTATCTGCAATACAAAAAAGAAACAGGGCGTGGCATCAAAGACTTCTTGAAAATTCAGGAAGACTTTGAAACTATGGACCCTGATAATATGCTGAAGAGGTACTTCGCTGAAACCGAACAGGGATTGGACGAAGATGATATCGAGGCAATGGTCGATGAGTTCAGATATGATGAAGACCTCGACGACCCGTCTGATGTCAAAAAAGCCAAATTGGCAAAGAAGAAGGCTATCGCTAAGGCTAAGTCCTACTTCACCGAACAAAAGGAAAAATACAAGGTGCCACTTGAGTCAAGTTCGGCATCAGTTCCTAATGAAGAGCGTGAAGAGTACGAAGCGTATAAGCAATATATGCAAAACGCCAAGACCCTTCAAGAGGAGAATGACCGTAAGCGTCAGTGGTTCACTAAGAAGACTGACGAAGTTTTCAGTCAGGATTTCAAAGGTTTTGATTTCCAAGTAAATGACAAGAAAATAACGTTCACTCCGGGAAGTCCATCTGAATTGAAAAATCTTCAGTCCAATCCATCCAACTTTATCAGTAGATATTTGGATGAGAATGGCTTGATTAAAGATGCAGTTGGATATCACAAGGCATTGGCAATCGCGATGAATCCCGAAAAGTTTGCAAAGTTTTTTTACGAGCAAGGTTTGTCGGATGCCACGGAGGATGTTACGCGCAAGATTAAAAATATCAATATGTCTGAGCGTAAAGCACCTGAGGCAATCAACAGGGGAGGAACGCAAATCCGAGAAGTAAACCCATCCACAGGGAGAGGGTTGAAAATCAAGAGTGCTAAACGATTGTAAAACTTATTTAACAACCTAAGAAAATGGCAGTATTACCTGTACCCGGTTGGCAACTTCAGCCAAGTGCTGAACAAATTCCGTTGTCCACCAACTATATCACAAACTTCAACTTCTTGAACCAATACCTTCCCGATACCTACGAGAAGGAGTTCGAGCGTTATGGCAACCGTACCGTTGCTTCTTTCCTTCGTATGGTCGGTGCAGAAATGCCTTCGAATTCTGACCAAGTACGTTGGGCAGAGCAAGGTCGTCTTCACACCAAGTACGTTGATTGTACCACTGCTGCTGCATTGGCTGCGAACACTGCTACTTTCACTGTGAACGACCCTAACGTTACAGCCATTGCTATCCGTCCCGGTCAGACCGTAATGGTTTCTGATAACGCTACGGGTGCTGCAAACAAGGCTATCGTTACGGCTATCGACGTTGCTCTTGGAACTTTCGATGTCGCTTACTACGAAGCAGCAGGTCAGTCCGTTGCAGGTGCAGGTGCTACCTTCACTGTGTGGATTTACGGTTCTGAATTCCGTAAGGGCACCAACGGTATGCAAGGCTCTTTGGAGGCTGAAGACGAATTCTTCGAAAACTCCCCAATCATCATCAAAGACCGTTACGCTGTTAGCGGTTCTGACATGGCTCAGATTGGTTGGGTTGAAGTGACGACTGAAAATGGTGCTACGGGTTACCTGTGGTATCTGAAGTCCGAGCACGAAACTCGTCTGCGTTTCGAAGACTACCTTGAGACCGCTATGTTGGAAGCAGTTCCTGCTGAAGCAGGTTCGGGTGCTGCAACTCAGGTTGTTAACACTCAGGTTGGTGACAAAGGTTCCGAAGGCGTATTCCACGTTGTGAACAACCGTGGTAACGTTTGGGGCGCAGGTTTCCCAACCCTCTTGGCTGACTTCGACACCATCGTTGCTCGTCTTGACCGTCAAGGTGCTATCGAAGAGAACGTGTTGTTCGTCAACCGTGACTTCTCTTTCGCAATCGACGATATGTTGGCTACCTTGAACGGTTACGTTGCGGGTGGTTCTGCCAACTCTGCTTCTTTCGGTTTGTTCGATAACGACACCGAGATGGCTTTGAACCTTGGCTTCAGCGGTTTCCGTCGTGGCTATGACTTCTACAAGTCTGATTGGAAATACTTGAACGACCCAACGATGCGTGGCGGTCTGTCCCCATGGGCAGCAGGTGCAACCACTGCTAACGTTATCACGGGTATGCTTGTCCCCGCAGGTTCTACCACCGTGTATGACCAAATCTTGGGCAAGAATGCCAAGCGTCCTTTCCTCCACGTTCGTTACCGTGCTTCTGAAACTGAAGACCGTCG